ATCGGCTACCGCATCGACGAGTACAAGGGCATCATGCTGGGCCAAGACGAGCAGCAGGCGTTTGCCAAGGCCGCGCTGCAGTTGCGCTGGGGTGACGACGCCCCCATCAACACCAACCGCCTGCTGGCCGCCCATCGCCACGAGGATGCCAAGGGCGACCTGTGGACCACCTTCAACCGGGTGCAGGAGAACATGCTCAAGGGCGGCGTGCCCGGACGCAGTTCCACCGGCCGCCGCACCGCCACGCGCGCTGTGGGCGGCGTCAACGAGAACGTCAAGCTCAACAAGGCGCTGTGGACACTGGCCGACAGCATGGCCGCCCTGAAGCTGGACAAGGCCACCGATGAGTTCGTGGCCCAGTACGAGCACTCATTCGCATAACCAACCCGGCTCCCTCGGGGGCTTTTTTAGGAGACGACCATGCAGACAGTGACCATAGGCAAAGCCCGCTACACCATCCGCGATGACCGCGTTGGGTTTTTGGAGCAGGCGCTCAAGTGCACCGGCAAGCACAAGCCGGTGAAACCAAAGATGAAGGACTGCCCCTCGCGCGTGTACCCCAAGACGACGGGTGTCAGCACGGCCGAGTACGTACATGCCTATTACCGGATCAACCATTTAGGCGAGCCCACCGCCGTGGATCAGTTCTTTGGGCCGATGAGCACGCATGTAACGGTGCCACAGGGCGCCGACAGCATGGAGGTGGAGGCATGAGCACCAAACCAGCCGCCAAACGCGTCAAAACGGCCATTGTGGCCCCCACAGACTCCGTTATGGAGTGGCGCATGCCCGCAGAGGTCGCGGACTGGATACGCCAAGCTGAAGCTCGAATCATGTACCTGACCACCAAGGTGGCCGAGCTCAAGGCCGAGAATGCGGCGCTCAAGCATTCACATCGGCTGATGGAACAAAGAGTGCTTGGGCAAAGCCAAGAGTAGCCCTATAATGACGAAACCCCGAGGGCCTGCAAGCCGTACGGGGTTTCTAATCACAACGAAAGGCACTTCGTATGACTGACCGCAGTTTAACCCAATCCGAAATAAAAGCTCTCGTGGACTACGACTCTGAGACAGGCTTTTTTAGCAAAAAAGGCTGGGCCATAGGAAGCTACCTTGAAGGGTACCTAAAGCTGCGCTTGAAAGGAAAAATGTATCAAGCGCACCGAATAGCATGGACTATGTACACGGGGAGTGGCCTTCAGATGAGCTGATCGTAGATCATAAAAACTGCATCAGGCACGACAATCGTATTGCAAATTTGCGATTGGTTACCCATAAAGAAAACATGCAGAACAAGGTAAAGCCGCAAGGGAATAACCCTTTTTTTGGGCGTTACTTACAACCGTTTTTCCAAAAAATGGAATGCAGCAATAACGGTGGACGGCAAAAGGATAGGCTTGGGAAGTGCCTTTACGACACCAGAGGATGCACAGGAGGCTTACCTGAAGGCGAAACGCGAACTGCATGCGGGATTTTTAGGGTAAACACCTATAAAAATAAATTCAAATTTTAAGTTACACAACAAAAGGGTTGTATACTCTACCCATATCAACACACACACACAAAGGAAACCAAAATGAGAAAAAGTGAAATTTATAGCATTCGCAGCCAAAGTCATGGAGCATTGGCAAACGCAGACAAAAACAAAACCCCGTATAGCCCACTTATTAGGATGGAGTGGAAAGAGTACGGTTACATACCAGTCTTAGCAAGGCACTTAATTTAAACCAAACGGGGCTACGGCTCCATCAGGAGAACATTATGGACGAAGGAATCACAATCATGGCAGAAGATGAAACACGCATCAACGTGGACGCTTGGGATAGTTACGGCGAACCGTTAAAAGTTTGGCTAAACATTGCTGTGCCAAGGGCATCATGCAGCGCAGTGCTTACCAAGGAGCAGGCCAAGGCAATTGCAGCAGCTTTAACACAATTTGCGGAGGCAGCATGACCAAGACACTCTACGCCGTGTTCATCAACGGCGACTGGCACAGCGATGTCGAGGCATCCACCGAGGACGACGCCCTTGAGATCGTGTTAGACCGTGGCGTGGGCTACCACATCAAGGAGACCCACGTCGAGCCCGCCGTGGACCACGACTGGGAGCCCGAAGAGGACTGGCACCCAAGAAGCCTGTACGGCAACTAGGAGAGCACCATGGACATCAAGACATCCTTCGTCTATCCGCCCATTCCCGTGCGGGACTTCGACTGGCAGGCCTACGTGGACGGCTACGAGCCCGGTGACGCGCTGGGCCATGGCGCCACCGAGGCGCAGGCCATTGAAGACTTGTTGAGGCAGTTACGGTAAACTCCGGTCAACGCGCTGAGAGATGCGCTAGGAGCAGAGCATGGCAACAGGAAAGAAGATGGGCCGCCCGCCGGGCGGTACCCTCTACCCGAACAAGGAAGAGATCAAGGACCAGCTCGTGGCGTGGCTTGCGGAGGGCAAGACGCTGCGGGATTTTTGCCGCCAAGACGAGATGCCATCGTTTAGGGCGATTTACAAATGGCTGCAAGAAGACAAAGACTTCGATGCACGTTTCGCGCACGCGCGCGTTATAGGTCACGACGTGATAGCCGACGAGTGCGCATCGCTTGCGGATACCGAGCCCTTGGCCGTGTTTGACGAGGCGGGCAACAAGCGCTACGACCCGGGCAGCATTGCCTGGCGCAAGATGCAGATCGAGACGCGCCTAAAGCTCTTGGCCAAGTGGAGCCCCAAGAAGTACGGCGACCGTACGGTGGTGGCCGGGGACGACGAGAACCCCGTGGCCGTCGAGGTGTCGTTCGACGTGTTCGGCGAGCTGCTCAAGAACATCGCCCTGACCCGCCAAGCGAGCGAATCATGATCCACTTCACAAAAGCAACCCATAGCAAAAAGCTGGGCCTAAATTTGTACCGCGCCCCCTATGGCTTTGTGGCTTTGTGGCTTTGGTACGACTTTGCAACGTACGAGTCGTTCTTCGCACGCTTTCGCTTACGCCTACACATCAGGCCATGGATCATGTGGTCAACGGGCCGAGCTAATGTCATCGAAGAGCACTTGGACTTGTACGACCTTGATCTGGTGCCCCGCGAAGTGCTGAAAGACCTGAGCCTATTGGAGGCGGACATCAAGCGCACCAACGAGCCGTACGCTTACATCAAGCCCCAATGAGTAACGCAGTCGCCCTGCTGCAGGACTCTAAGGTCCGCGAGCAGTACGCAAAGCTAAGGCCTGAGCAGCGCGCGGCCTTCGAGTGGCGCGCCCGGTGGCTCTTGAAGGCGCACAAGTTCCAGCTCCAGCCCCAAGGCGACTGGGCTATCTGGCTGATGCTCGGTGGCCGTGGCTCGGGCAAGACCCGCACGTCGGCGGAGACCGTGGGCTGGTGGGCGTGGGAGCAGCCCGGCACGCGCTGGCTGGTCTCGGCGCCCACCAGTGCCGACTTGCGCGGCACGTGCTACGAGGGCGAGTCCGGCCTGCTGGCGGTCATCCCCCCGAAGCTGGTGGACAAGTACAACAGCTCGCTGCACGAGATCACGCTCACCAACGGCTCGCTGATCAAGGGCATCCCCGCGTCGGAGCCCGAGCGCTTCCGCGGTGGCCAGTGGCACGGCGCATGGCTCGATGAGCTGGCGGCCTGGGAGTACCTGCAGGAGGCGTGGGACATGATCCAGTTCGCGGTCCGGCTGGGCAGCCACACCCGCGTGATCTGCTCTACCACCCCGAAGCCCAAGCCGGTGGTCATGGACCTGATCGATCGCAACGGCGACGACGTCGTGATCACGACCGCCAGCACCTATGTCAACATCAAGAACCTCGCGCCATCGTTCCAGAAGCAGATCCTGCAGTACGAGGGCACGAAGCTCGGGCGCCAGGAGATCCACGCGGAGATCATCGACCCCGAGGAGTCGGGCATCGTCAAGCGCGACTGGTTCAAGCTCTGGCCGGACAAGAGGCCCTTCCCCAAGTTCGAGTACATCGTGCAGAGCGTGGACTGCGCGGCCTCGGAGAAGACGCACAACGACCCGACGGCGCACATCACCTTCGGCGTGTTCAAGCCCGAGGACGGCGGTATGTGCGCGATGGTGATCGACTGCTGGCAAGACCACCTGCAGTACCCCGACCTGCGGCCCAAGATACTCGACGAGTACGAGACGGTCTACGGCGAGGGCAAGGCCAAGAAGCGCGTGGACCTGCTGCTGATCGAGGACAAGAGCGCGGGCATCAGCCTGATCCAAGACCTGCGGCGCGCGGGCGTGCCGATCCAAGCCTACAACCCCGGACAGGCCGACAAGATACAGCGCCTGTCCATCGTGGCCAACATCATCAAGGCCGGACGGGTCTGGATACCCGAGTCCGGCAACCGCAAGGGCTTCGTGCGGGACTGGGCCGAGGGCATGGTCAGTCAGGTCTGCAGCTTCCCCGAGGGCACGGCGCACGACGACTTTGTTGACGCCATGAGCCAAGCCCTGCGATACTTGCGCGACGCCGGGTGGCTGACTATTGACTTCCCGACGAACTGGGTGGACGAGGAGGACTACGCCGACGCCAACCCGCGCAAGAGGGAAAACCCATACGCGGTATAAAATGCGCGCGAACTACCGGGACACGACATGGAACCAACCGTAGAACAGATGAAGCAGGAGCTGGCCGAGAAAGAAGACGTCGGAAGCCCTACCCGCGTACTGGTGAACGCCACCGGCCCCGGCGGCGTGACCGGCATCAAAGTCCCCCGACACATGCTCGAAGGCAGTCGCAAGCTCAATAAAGCGGGTGTGATGTCCGGCGTCTTCGGTATGAAATCCGTAGACAAGGCGCGTGCAAAAGTTTACGGATCGGAGAACCGCCCCCCGCTGAACATTGGGCAAGCAGGGCGCATCCACAAGAACACACTGGACGAGCACTTCCAGAAGCCCCTGAACGAGCAGATGGCCACCGAAAACGCGGCGCTAGGGCGCTTGCGGGCGGCCCAGCACATCGGGAAAACAGCCAACACGCTGGACAAGAGCGAGAAGCTCGACACCGTCAACCACGAGCACGACGAGAAGGGGCGCGCATACATCGGCTTTGCGTCCAAGGGCGTTGCGGGCCACGCGCTGTACTCATCCGGTGCAGGCAAGGACCAGAAGTACCACGTCATCAACACCTGCCCGGGCCAGACCGCTGGTTGTGGCGGCGGCACGGATGAGCACGGCGTGGTGGACACCATGAAAGGCACCTGCTTCGCTCCCAACGCTGAGTCCCAGTACCCAGCAGCATCCGTGCGCCGCGCAAGCCACGAGCAGGCCAAGCACGACCCCGCCATGACGCAGGACTGGATACTGGCGCACACCGGTTCCCTGCGCAACGCCGCCCGGCTTGCGGACAGGAGCAACAAGCGCTTGCTGTTCCGCCCCAACGTGGTGGACGAGACGGACGTGTCATCGCGCCACGTCATCAAGCACCTGAACAAGCAGCGCGCGGCAGAAAACAAGCCGCCCATCACCGCCAACTCCTACGGCAAGACCAACGAGATGCACGACCCAGCCAACGGGTACTACGTCACGCACTCCAACATCGGCCCCAAGGTCAAGAAGGGCGCGGCCATCCAAGAGAACATCGACCGGGACAAGCAGCGAATCAGCCGCACCGTTGACGCCGCAGCCGCCAGCGGTAAGGACTTTGTGAACGACGAGGGCGAGAAGACGCCGCCCAAGAACTCCTACATGGTGACCGATGTCAAGCGGCATTCACCGTTTGACAAGAAAATGCAAGGCGCCATCACGCACGCCAAATACTGGTCCACCGGGCGCGAGGCGCACGAGCTGAGTAAGGACGAGCGGGAAGAAGGGCCAGAAGGCCACTTCGGCCCCAACGGCAAGCCCACGACGCCCGACAAGGCGCACTTCGGCCACGAGACGCACGAGGGCCAGCGCTTCGACTATCAGAAGCAGCACATCCTGCACCCCCGGCTGGTGAACGTGCCTGAACGCAAGAAGAACAAAAAGACCGGCAAGATGGAAACTGTCGAGCACATGATCCCGACCGACTCGCGGTTCAAGGACGACGAGTTCCTGCCCAAGAACCGGTTTAAGACCAAGAACGGCAAGGTGGCGGGCGCCATCGTCATGACCACGCCCACCGAGTCCACCAGCAATGTAGGCCACCAGACATCGTTCACCCACCATGTGGGTGAGCACCACATCGAGCACGCGCTGAAGAACAACGGTGAGTACCAGATCGACACGCCGCAGGAGCAGATTGCGGCTAAGGGCAAAGAGTACGTGACACCCCAGCCCATCAAGTTCGTCAAGCGCTTGGCCACCGGCGGATCGGTGATTAACGACAACGAAGAGTTTGATGGCCACATGGCGTTCCCCGAGCAGAGCTTTGCGGCCCAGCACCGTCTTGCATACCGGCACGACCCCGAAGAAGTGGGCGAGATCGGCCACCGGCCATACTTGGCCGGAGCCAAGCACATCCGCGCCATGGCAAGCCAGCACAAGGCTTTCCAGAAGCCAGAGCCACGGCGCATGGCCGAGGGCGGGACAGTTGGTTACGCAGATGGTGGAGCAACTGATCAGGGCGGTAATCTAAGTGTCAATGCTATAAGCGGTTCTAACGGTGACTCATTCCAAGCTATGGGCAACGCAAACTATCAAACGCCACTTGATGAAGCAACCATGTTACGCCTTGGACTAGCAGGTCATTTTTTCAAAAATAAAGACTGGCAAAACATGGGGATCGATCAAGGGAGCATTGGCATTAACCGCCAACTCAGTCCCAATTCGTCTATTGAGGGGATGCTTAGTTCTTCCGCTCATCCATTACCTAACCATGACCGCATTAATCGGGCAGGAATTACTTACAACCGAACTTTTGCCGATGGAGGCTCGGTCAAGGCCGACGAGCCCAGCCACGACGAGATGCTGGCGCACATCATGCTGCACGGCATGAGCAGCCTCAAGGACATAGGCGCCAACGAGGCGCCCAACATGAAGGTCAAGACCTATGTGCCGCAGGGTTCCGGTCCCGGCATGCCCGTGGGCGGCGTGGACTTCCAGCCCGAGACCAAGGGCCAGCAGATGCTGCCGGGCCAACCGGGCCAGCCACCGCAGGCAGGCGCCCCTCAAGGCGGACCACCGCCCGGAGCCCCGCCACCAGCGCCAGCACCCGGCGGCCCCCAGAGCAACATCTTGCAGATGACCCCACAGGGTCAGGCGATGGCGGCCATGCGCGCCACACCGCCGCCCGGCATGCCACCTCCCAAGATGGCAACAGGAGGCACGGTCAAGGACTACATCCGCATTACGGAGCGCAAGCTGTGACCGGGCTGTACTCACCCATCAACAGGCTCATGGAGCAGGTCACCCGGCCCAAGGGCACGGGTGCGGAGTACATGACCGAGCTACAGAAGAAGCCCGGCTACAAGCCAGCCGAGGCCGAGGACCGTGACCTGCAGCAGCTCATGGCGCTGCCCCAGATGCAGCGGGAGGAGTTCATGGCCAAGCTCAAGGGGCAGGCCAACAAGTTTCCGCTGAAGCAGCGCGAGCTGACCGGCAGCCAGACGCACCACGAGCAGTACACCCTGCCCGGCGGCGAGAACTACCGCGAGATTCTGCTGCACACGCCCATGCCCGAGGGCAAGGGTTTTGAGGGCGTCTCCCGGCACTTCGGTGGCACGCCCAACATCATTGCAAGCATCATGGCCAAGGATCGTGCGGTGCCCGGAGAAATGGGTTACACCTTGCGCAACAAAAAATCAGGGTTCAGGGGCCAGCACTACAAGACCCCAGAAGAGGCTCAGGCTGCGGTACAGGGCTATCCCGAACACTTACGCCCCATGCTAGACGTAGTGCCAAACCAAGGCCCAAGCAAGAAGATTCTGCACCTTGAGGAAATCCAATCCGACTGGCATCAGCAAGGGCGCGAGTCTGGCTACCAACCGGCGGACTTGGACAAGCAGATCGCGGAAGTCGCCGCGTGGCGCAAACGCCTTGCGCACAGTGGCCGCAGGGGTGGCTACCACCTAGACCCCGAGGACCGCTTTGAGCATGACAAGGCCGTGGAGGAAGCCGAGGCCGAGCACGACAAGCTGCAGAACCTCAAGGAGATGGGCGTGCCGCGCGGCCCCCACGCCAAGGACTGGCACGAGCTGGCGCTCAAGGCCATGATCCAGCACGCCGCTGAGAACGGCTACGACCAGATCGCAATCAACCACGGCAAAACAGTGGCTGATCGGTATGGACTGAGCAAAGCGGTCAAACATATTGATGCTACTCGGTACACATTACCCGCATTTGGGCCAGTTGCGGATGTTAATGTTGCGGGGTTAAACGGCGCTCAGTTACATGCAGAACACGGCGCAACTGAAAAAGAACTGGCAAAACTTTTAGGAAAAGAATTAGCCAAAAAAATAATTAGTCAACCCGAAGAATCAACACACAGGCATGAGGGTGAAGACCTTGACATTGGTGGCGAGGGCATGAAGGGGTTCTACGACAAGATGGTGCCCGCCTTCCTGAATAAGTTTGGCAAGAAGCACGGCGTGCAAGTGCAGCAGGGCGCAATTGACACTGATCAGCACAAGGTGGTAAACGACGGCCATGCCGATATGCCGCATCGCGTATCTGGCCCAGAAGGGTTTGTATCACGTCACGCTACACCTGAAGAGGCGCAGGCGCGAGCAGCACAACTGAACCAAGCACCAGTCCACACGTTCGACATCACCCCGGCCATGCGCGAGGACGTGCTCAAGAACGGCATCCCGCGCTACGCCGAGGGCGGCGATGTTTCACGTGAAACAGCCGATGCCAACCTTGCAAAGATGCTGGAGGGAAACCACCCTAGCGTACCCAAAACGCTATACCATGGCACCGTAATTCGCCCAGATACAGAAAATGTCAAAAACATGGGAGACATCCATGAATTTGATCGGCTATTTACCACCAAATTTCGCCGACCATCCATTGATACGGTGGGTACTTGGATGAGCGACAAGCCCGGAAAAACAGGGGCTGAAATGTATTCAGGCGCACATAAAGGGAGCGCTATCTACCCGGTGCATGCAAGCATTAAAAACCCTCACGAAACCACTTTTGAACTCATGCTTCGCCGAGCACGATTGCTGGCTAATGGAAAAGATGATGGTCGTATGGTGGGTACGCCAGAAGTTGATGCTTTGCGCAAGTGGCTGAAAGAAATGGGAAAAGACGGGATCATCATCAAACATGACTCCAACGCACCCAATGGTTCCAATGAATTTGAAAATCAAAATGCGTACATTGCTTTGGAGCCGCACCAAGTAAAGTCTGCCATTGGCAACCGTGGTACGTACGACCCCAAGGACCCCGACATAACCAAGGCCGAAGGCGGCGCAGTCAAAGAGAAAGTTACAATCCCGCCCAGCATGGACGTGATGCAGTACGAGCTGCTTAACAGGAAAGCAAAATAATGGCTGACACCTACGACAACCAAGACGACGAGATGGACCCCGAGCTCAACGAGGACGGCTCTGCGGACGTTGAGCTGCCAGAGGATATTTCCGATGTCACCGAGCTGCCAGACGGCTCTGCCGTGGTGAGCATGGAGACCAGCGGCCCGGAGGAGTCCCCTGACTTCTACGCCAACATGGCCGAGGAGCTTGACAGCTATGACCTGAACACTTTGGGCATGCGCTATGTCAGCCTGCTGGAGAAGGACAAGAACGCCCGCGAGGAGCGTGACAAGCAGTACGAAGAGGGCATCCGGCGCACTGGCATGGGCAAGGACGCCCCCGGTGGTGCCAACTTCATGGGCGCCAGCCGTGCCGTGCACCCGGTCATGGCCGAGGGCTGCGTGGACTTCGCCAGCCGTGCCATCAAGGAGCTGTTCCCACCAGACGGCCCCGTGCGCACCAAGATTTTGGGCAAGGTGGACGACCTCAAGACAGAGCGCGCCGAGCGCAAGCGGGACTTCCTGAACTGGCAGATCACCGAGCAGATCGAGGAGTTCCGCGACGAGCAGGAGCAGATGCTGACCCAGCTACCACTGGGCGGCTCGCAGTACCTCAAGCTCTGGTACGACGAGCAGAAGAAGCGGCCCGTGATTGAGTTCCTGCCCATCGACCGGATGATCCTGCCGTTTGCGGCCAGCAACTTCTACACCGCCCAGCGCGCTGCCGAGGTGCACGAGATCACCAAGTGGGAATACGACCGGCGCATCGCCAGCGGCATGTACAAGAGCGGCACGCACGTCACCTCCGGCAATGAGCCAGAGCAGACCCGCGCCCAGAAGGCCAACGACAAGATCGAGGGGCGCAAGTTCCAAGACAACGAGGACGGCCTGCGCAAGGTCTTCCACGTCTACACGTGGCTGGAACAGGAAGACGACAAGTTCTCCAAGGGCGAGATGGCCCCGTACATTATGATGATCGACGAGCAGAGCTCCGAGGTCATCGGCATGTACCGCAACTGGGAAGAGGGCGACGAGACGATGACCAAGCTCGATTGGATCATCGAGTTTAAGTTCATCCCGTGGCGCGGCGTGTTCGCCATTGGCCTGCCGCACCTGATCGGGGGACTGAGCGCGGCCCTTACAGGAGCCTTACGCGCGCTGCTGGACTCGGCCCACATCAACAACGCCGCCACGATGCTCAAGCTCAAGGGCGCCAAGATCAGCGGCCAGACCCAGCAGATTGAGGTCACCCAAGTGGCCGAGATCGAAGGCGCCCCGGGTGTTGACGACATCCGCAAGATCGCCATGCCCATGCCGTTCAACCCACCCAGCCCGGTGCTGTTTGAGCTGCTAGGCTGGCTGGACGGCGCCGCCAAGGGCGTGGTGACCACGTCCGAGGAGAAGATTGCCGACGTGAACGCCAACGCCCCCGTGGGCACCACGCAGGCCCTGATCGAGCAGGGTGCTGCCGTTTATTCAGCCATCCACGCCCGGTTGCACCAGTCGCAGGCACGCCTGATCAAGGTGCTGTGCCGCCTGAACCGGTGGCACTTCAAGGAGATGCGCAAGGGTGACATGGTGGCCGATCTTGAGATTGAGCGCGAGGACTTCGAGAAGAACAGCGATGTCATCCCGGTTAGCGACCCGCACATCTTCTCGGAGACTCAGCGCATGGCGCAGATGCAGGCCGTGCTGTCCCGCTCCGACGCCAAGCCCGACCTGTACATTGCCAAGGCTGTGGAGGAGCGCTTCCTTAAACAGATCAAGATACCCAACGTCAGCGAGCTGCTCAAGGACGTGCCCGAGCCGGAGCAGCGCACGCTGGCCGACGAGAACGCTGCGATGTCCATGGGCCACCCGGCCTATGCCTACATGCAGCAGGACCACATCGCGCACATCCAAGGCCACCTGATGTTCGGCATGGACCCGAGCTTTGGTGCAAACCCGTTCATCGCACCCGCCTTCTTGCCCAACGCCGTGGAGCACATCAAGCAGCACATGACGCTGTGGTATCTCAACCGCATGAACGGCTACGTGGCCAACCTGCGCGGCGGCAAGCCTGTGGACGACTACGAGAACCCCAAGCTCACGGCCATCATCGACAAGCTCTACGCCACCGTCGGCCAGCACGTCGCGCTGGACAGCGAGCAGGTGTTTGCGCAGATTCTGCCCCAGCTCCAGCAGCTCCAGCAGCAACTGCAGCAGAACAAGCCCCAGCCACAACTGCCGCCCGACGCCCAAGTGGTGCACGACACCGCCATGGCCGAGACGCAGCGCAAGGCCGCCAAGGACAAGCAGGACGGCCAGATTGCGCAGGCCAAGCTGCAAGACAGCCAGCAGCGCGGCCAAGCCGACATGCAGGCCAAGGCGCAGAGTGCCCAGCAGGACGCGCAACTACAATTGCAAATCGCGCAGATTAACAATCAGGCTCGGATTGAGATCGAGAATGCCAAGCTGATGCACGAGACTATTAACCAACCCCAAGGAGCCCCAAATGGCAACGCCTGATCAGGAACAAAAGAGTATTAACGTGCCTCAGCACAAACGTCTCGCCCAAGGCGAGAAGCTCGACGGCCAGAGCCTGCAGCCCAAGGGCGGCAACAAACCCGCTGGCGGTCTGAGCGCATTGGCCAAGAAGAAGTGATCTCGGAGTTAATCCACCAGATTCAGGTAAGGCAGGCGGAGCTCCGCCTGTCCTTGGTACAAAACCCCGTGGGCGACCACACGACATACACACGCATCGTTGGGGAGTACCAAGGCCTGCAGTGGGTCATGGATGCCCTCAACATGAAACTCGCCGAAAACGAATAAGGCCGCAAGGCCCCAAGCCGCGCTGAAATATGCGCATTCTGAACCTGAAATATGGTTTTTGTAGATAGGAGTGAGTATGAGCGTAGAAGCAGTTCCCTATACCGTAGGGATACAACGGACGTCGGACCCCGCCGAGTTGGCATGGGCGTTCCCAGACGTATCGGCAGGTCAGGCCCCCTTGGGTGGCCGGGTCATTGTTCAACTTCGCCGCATCAAGAAAAATGCGGGAAAGATCATCTTGGTGGAAGAGACCAAGGAGAACGAGAAGTGGAACAACATGATCGGACGTGTCGTCGCAATCGGCCCCTTAGCGTACCGCAACCGCGAGACCATGGCGACATGGCCCGAGGGTAGCTGGGCGCAGATTGGCGACTTTGTCCGAGTACCGCGTTGGGGTGGAGATCGCTGGGAGCGACCCGTGTTCAACGAAGAAAACGGCGACCTTAACCCGGTCCTGTTCATGACCATCAACGACCATGAGGTAATCAGTAAAATTACTGATGACCCGCTGTCCTTCAAAGCCTACGTCTAAGGAGATACCATGGCAACAGAGAACAAAGAAGAGATTTTGCGCGTTGAGGAAAGCCAAGACGGCACCGCCACGGTGGAGCTGCCCGAGGGCATCCTGCCCCCAGATGAGGGCGGAGATACCCGCCAAGCCCAGTCCGAAGACAGTGGCGACGAGGACCACCCAGACGACAGCGAAGCCGTGCGCGCCGCGCGCCGCGCCCGCCGCCGCTCCAAGAAGGACTTGATCCGCAAGACCAACGAGGAGAAGGATGTACGCCTGCAGGTCATCCAACGCGAGAACGAGGACCTGCGTAACCGGCTCTCGCGCGTGGAACAGAAGACGCAGGCCTACGACGTGGGCCGGATTGACAAGGCCATCGAGGACCAGCAGGTGCGCATGGAGTACGCGCGCATGAAACTGTCCGAAGCCACCGGCTCTGGCGACGGCGAGAGCGCTGTCAAGGCGCAGGAACTGCTATTTGAAGCCCGAGAACAGCTCCAACAGCTCAATCGGCTCAAAAAAGACGCCGGGCAACCCCAACAACAGGCCGCGCCGAGTATCGACCCGGGCGTGCAACGCCATGCGAGCACATGGATTGAGCGAAATAGCTGGTACAAACCCGATTTATCGGACACGGACAGCAAAATTGCCAAACAGATCGACGAAGCGCTCGTAAAAGAGGGCTGGAACCCCGGAACGGGTGATTATTGGGACGAATTAGATAACCGCTTGCAGAAATATTTGCCGCATCACTATAATGGCGCGTCAGACAAGCGTGAAACAGACCGACGAACACCAAGGAATACCGTGGGAAGCTCAGGACGTGAAGCATCAGCCGCATACGGGGGCACAAACCGCACCTTTACATTGAGTGCCGAACAGGTACGTGCAATGAAAGATAGCGGCATGTGGGAAAACCCAGAAAAACGCGCCAAGATGATCAAACGCTACGCTGAACACGCACGTACAAATCAAAAATGATCTGCTACCGCATCACGAATCTGGTCACCGGCAAAATTTATGTCGGGGTTACGACCAGCAGCATCGAGCAGCGCTTTAAAGAGCATTGCTGGGCGGCTACTCGTGGTGAACAGAATGTTTTGTATAAATCAATGCGCAAACATGGAGTGGAAAACTTCATCGTGGAAGAATTTGCTTCAGCCATTGGTACTGCGGAAAATCTGTACGCGCTTGAACAAGAATTGATTGCTCAGGAAAATACTGAACTTCCCCACGGCTACAACATGACTTCCGGCGGGGAAAATCCCCCAAGTCAAGCAGGAAAAGTTTCGCATCAAAAAGGTAAAAAACTTTCTGTAGAAAGAAAACAGAAGTTAAATACCGCAGGATTGAAACTTGGCCGCGCTTGGAACAAGGGTCTTACGCTGCCCGCCATGAATGCTACTGTTAAAGCCTCCATCAGCAAAACGCTAAAAGGGCGCGCAAAGCCCGAAGGTTTTGCTGACAAAATCAAACAATCTTGGATTAAGCGTCGCGCTGCAAATGAAGTTGCGCGTAAAATCCTTAGCAACCTAACGAATAAGGAGACTCACCATGGAGTCCCGTCTTAAAAAATCTCTCAATGCTGGTGGCCGCAATGATCGCGCAAGCGAGGACGTAAGCCGCGCAGCACCCGAGGATAAGTTCGCTTCTACGCAAGAACGTCGCAAGATGTGGAACGAGGAGTGGACGCAATCAGCGTTGCCTAAACTACCCAGCCTGAGTGGGTGGCATCTTTGCTGGCTCTCAACAACCAATAGCTACGACTCCATCGACAAACGGATTCGCCAAGGGTACGTTCCAGTGAAAACTGAAGAGTTACCCGGGTACGAAGACCTGCGCGTGAAGACCGGTGAGCACGTTGGATATATCTCCTGCAACGAGATGTTGCTGTTCAAACTACCCATGGATGTCTACCAAGAGATCATGGCGTATATGCACGACGAGAAACCCCGTGACGAGGCGGACAAAATCCGCGTCCAAGTGGAGCAACTCCAAGGCGCAAGGGACAGCAACGGCAAGTCGCTGGTGGGCATTGAGGGTGACGGAATGGGCAATTTTGACAAGCAACCCAATCGCACGCCGGTATTTTCCGGCTAACTAAGGAGTTAATATGAGTTCTACCTCTGCTCCGTTTGGCTTGCGTCCTGCGTTCCACCCATCTGGTTTGGATCGCGCACAGGCGCTTGCTGGCGGTATCGCTTCGGCTTATTCGTCGAACATCTTGAAGGGTCAGCCCGTCAAGTACAACCCATCTGCTGGCACTATTATTATTGCCACCGTTGGTGCTATCTGGTCTGGTGCCTTTGCTGGCGTTGAGTGGACTGATGTGAGCGGTCGCCGCCAGATCAGCAACTTCTGGCCCGCTAACACTGCGTACCAAACCGGCTCATGCGTTGCGTATTTCTACAACGACAACAACATCGTTTACGAAATCCAATCTGACGCCACCATTGCTCAGACCTCTATCGGTAATGAGTACAACTTCTCGAACATCGCCAATGGTTCCACCACCACCGGTCTGTCGCAAGCCACCTTGGGTGTCTCGACTGCTGTGGGTAACGGCAACCCCGGCGACATGCGTGTCGTTGATATTGCTCCGTACCAAGATAATGCTTGGGGCGATTCTTATGTCATAGTTCGCGTCGTGAATTCACGCTCGCAGTTCTTTGGCACCGTAAACGCTATTGCATAAGGAGAATAAACAATGGCTGCACCAATGAGAAGTACAGACTTCCGTTCCATCGTTGAGCCTATCCTCAACGAATGTTTTGACGGAGTTTATGACCAACGCGCCGACGAATGGAGCCGCGTGTTCCGTGAAGAAGACGGCATCCCTCGCAACTACCACGAAGAACCCGTCCTGTACGGTTTCGGCGCGGCACCTCAACTGCCTGACGGCACCCCGGTGACGTACCAACAAGGTGGTGTGCTGTTCCTGAAGCGCTATGTCTACAAGGTCTATGGTCTGGCTTTCGCCCTGACCAAGGTCCTCGTGGAAGATGGCGACCACATCCGCTTGGGTCAAGTGTACGCACGTCACTTGGCACAATCGCTGGTGGAAACCAAGGAACTGTTGGCTGCCAACGTCTTGAATACGGCCTTCAACAGCTCGTATCCGGGCGGCGACGGCGTGTCCCTGATCAACACCGCTCACCCCATCGTGAACGGCACGTTCAGCAACCAGTTGGCCACCGCCGCTGTGCTTTCGCAAACCTCCCTTGAGCAGATGCTTATCCAAGTACGCCAAGCTGTGGACAACAACGGTAAACGTATCCGTTTGGTGCCCAAGCAGCTCGTCGTGGCTCCCGGTAACGTCTTCCAATCGGAAGTGCTGCTGAAGTCGGTCCTGCGCGCAGGCAATGCCAATAACGACGTCAACCCCATCAAGTCTATCGGCTTGCTGGACGGCGGCGCTACTGTGTTGTCTCGTCTGACCAGTGCAAACGCATGGTGGGTCCAGACCGACGCTCCCGAGGGCTTCAAGCTCTTGATGCGTCGTCGTTTGGAGAAGACCATGGAAGGCGACTTCGAGACTGACTCGATGCGCTACAAGGCCACTGAGCGTTACGACGTTGGTTTCACCGACCCACGCTGTGCTTATGGGACATCTGGCATCTGACGGGGACGTGTAAAACGGGGATGCGTTAAGCTCCGTTTTACTACCGGCTAAGGCTGTGGCGGGGGGCCTTAAACCCCCGCTGCCTAATTCTTTAACACGGTCAAACTTTTCAAGGAGCAGACCATGCCTTCATTCGCAGACGACCTATTCTTAGGCCCGGCCCAGACATACATGGGCACCGGCCAGACTCAAACCGAAGGCACTTTTGCCGGTTCGATTACCACTACTACGATGACCATCACGCAAGTGCTCTCTGGTGAGCCCTTGGTGTTAGGCCAGTATGTCAGTGGAACCGGCATTACCGCAGGCTCATACATCACTGCTTTTGTCAGCGGTTCGGGCGGCGTGGGCACCTACACCGTCAGCGCGTCCTCTTCGGCCACTGGTGCGATCACGATCACGTCCTCCGGTGATGGTGGCTACGGTGACCCGTCCCCCATGGACTTGGGCGTTGGTCCTCTGGGCCGCGTGTACATCTGGGATTGCATACCGCAGACACTGCAAGCGGCCAACATCGCCGCATCGCAGACCCCTGCTGCCGCTGGCGCGCTGACGCTGACTGCTGGCACATCGGCCAAGTCGGTTGTTCGCTCTGACGGCACCACCGTGATCCAGTTGAACACGCCCCGCGCTGTGTCCATCACCTTGGTCACCGGCGGTACCGCCCGTGCCTACACCGTGGCTGGGTACGACTACTTCGGACAAGCCATGAGTGAAGTGATCACCACGGTCGCTGCTGCCACTACCCCCGGCAAGAAAGCCTTCTACCAGATCGCTTCGGTGACCGGTGCAGGTGGCGGCTCTACCACCGCAGTGACGGTCGGTACCACTGACGTGCTCGGCCTGCCCGTGCGCTGCATGGACGCTGGCTACGTCGTCAAGGTAGGCTGGAATAACGCCATCCTGCAGAATGCTGGTACCTTCGTGGCTGCCGACATGACGGCCCCTGCTACCTCAAGCACCGGCGACGTTCGCGGAACCTTTACGCCCACCACTGCCTCGGACGGCATCAAGCGCTTGGTCATGACCATCGCCCTGCCCGGCATCGCAGTCGGCCCCAACGCTACCCGCACCGGCGCTCTCGGTGTGACCCAAGCATAAGGAGTAAATCATGGGCCAATTTAAACCAATGGTGAAGATGGAGACCACCGAGCCATCGGTGATCCTGAAACTGAAAAAAGGTGGCCACGTCGCAGCCCACAAGGATGCTGACGGCCACACCAACATGAAGGGCGCCTCTTTCAAGGCCAAGTACGCCGAGGAAGCTGCTGAGGGTGAGTCCCCCAAGAAGCCTTCGATGTCGGACCGCCGCAAGGCGATGTCCGGCTCCATGCTGAACTCCAAAAAGGGCGGCAAGGCGGTCAAGAAGGCCATGGGCGGCATGATGGGCGCACCAGCGATGGCCGCGCCCATGGCAGCCCCTGCGGCCCCTATGGACCCCCGCAAGGCGGCCATGCTCAAGGCCATGATGGCCCGCAAGGCTATGGGCGCCCCTGCGGCCCCCATGGCTGCACCTGCGGCCCCCGGCATGCCTGCCATGAAAAAGGGCGGCAAAGCCAGCGACAAGTCCCAAGACAAGGCCATGATCATGAAGGCCTTCAAGGAGCACGACGCGCAGGAGCACAAGGGCGGCAAGGGTACCAAGCTCAAG